AACAATGTACATCAGTCCTGAATACCGTGGGACTTCGAACCCGACAGTATTTATATCGCGCACAATTGATACTAAAGTTCCCCAGTCGCAATGGTGGGATGTTTGTGATGGCTCATTCTCTGCATCAAATCCTTCTGGTTATAACTTAGATTTAACCAAAATTCAGATGTGGTACATGGACTATTCATGGTATGGCGCAGGTGTAATACGTTTTGGCTTCCGTATGCAAGGCGGTGCAATCCTTTATGTTTATGGATTTCAAAACAACAACATTCAATACACAGCATATATGCGTTCGGGTAATTTGCCGTCGCACTATGAACAAAATGGTCAGTTAGCACAAACGTTATTAACAGCATCAATTGGCGCGGGGGATTCTACAATTCCTGTTGTAAGCACGACAGGATTTAACCCAGCTGGTGGTAACGGGCGGATTATTGGTAATTCGGCAACATTGTTGGCCGTAACCGCTTCATCAACCACAGGTAATTTTACCTTTACAACTCAAACCGGAATGGTGACTGGTTTAGCAGTGGTGGTATCAGGAACTAATACGGGTACTGCAACAGGTATAACTGCAGGTATTTACTACACAATTGCAACAACCACTACATCTCAGATGACTTTGTCTGCGACATTTGGTGGGGCAGCAATTACAACTACTGCAGGTACTACAACCGGGTTAACCTTTCAAATTCCTGCTCTAGGTACAATTGAATACTTTTCATACTTAACCTTAACGCCAACATCATTGCTAGGCTGTACGCGAGGAACAACGGGTGGTGCGGCTGCAACTGCTTTTCCATACACATTAATTTCACAAACGGCAGTTGAGTATTCAGCTCCTGACACAGCAGCGGTGTTGTCGCACTGGGGTTCGTCAGTTGTGATGGATGGTGGATTTACAAACGACGTTTCATTGATCTTTAATTATGGAACATCTGGAATCACCGTAAATAATGGTGCAACAGTACCAATTTTAGCAATTCGTGTAGCCCCGTCGGTTGATAATGGTACGGTTGGTGTATTGGGAAATAAAGAAGTTATCAATAGACTGCAGTTGCAATTGCGAGAGCTGGGGGTACAAACCACGGGTACATTCCTAATTCAGTTGATCTTGAATGGTATTGTTAGTGAATTTAAAACTGGTTATGGCGGAACCGCATCAGTATTTCAATCGCCAACACAGAACAACACATTTACCTCATCTATTTCACAAGTGGCTGTAAATGGTAATGGCGGAAACCCAGCGGCATCATATGCTGGCGCAGCTACCATTACAGGTGGTGAATCAATTGCGGCGTCATATAGTAATGCTGGCGGTCAAACGACACTAGATTTGACAGCGGTCGCAGCTATCGGGAATGCAGGTATGGGTGGCGGTATTTCACAAACGGTGGGTGGTGGGACTCAGGGTACATTCCCGGATGGACCAGATATCCTCTATGTTGTAGTAACCAATTTGTCCGGTACGGGTCAAGCAAGTATTTCGGGTCGTATTAGCTGGCAAGAATCACAGGCTTAACTATGCCAAGCAAATCTGCTAAACAGCACAAATTAATGGCGGCGGTAGCTCACAACCCAGATTTTGCGGAAAAGGTGGGCGTATCACAAAAAGTCGGCAAACATTTTATAGAGGCCGACGAAAGTAAACATTTTAAAAAAGGTGGATTGTATGCAAATATTTGGGCAAAGCGTGAAAGAATTAGTCACGGCAGCGGCGAGAAGATGCGCCGCGCTGGTTCGTCAGGTGCTCCAACTAAACAAGCCTTCATAGAGAGCGCCAAAACAGCCAAGCATAAAGATGGAGGCCCCTCCTTAGCTGTTGGTCGCGGCGAAAAAATGTCTGTAGAGCGTGGAGCGGGGCTAACGCAAAAGGGCAGAGAGAAGTATAATCGTGAGACTGGCTCACACCTCAAAGCACCGCAGCCCGAAGGCGGTCCTCGCAAAGATTCCTTTTGTGCAAGGATGGGTTCCGTAGCAGAAAAAAGCGAGCCGGGATCGCGCTCCCGCGCTTCCATGAAACGGTGGAAATGTCCGGGGTGGTAAATGTCATATTCAGGTACGGTAGGCCAAACAACTATCACTGTGCAGCAGCTGATAGATCATGGCGCTCGTCGTTGCGGAAAATTAGCTGAAGAACTTACTTCAGAGCAATTATTATCTGCTAAAGAGTCGCTGTACTTCGTATTATCCCATTTAACCAATCTGGGCATTAATTACTGGACAATTATCAAATATGTTCAGGGCCTAATTGCAAATCAATATATTTATCCCTTACCGGTAGGCACAAATGATGTGCTGCAGGTGCTGTATCGCCAGATGGCGCGACCGAGCGGGTCATATTCTTCTGATTCTGGCGGAAATGTTGCAAACGTATACGATGGAAATACAGATACATACTGCCAACAAACCACGTATGGCGGGCAAATGTCAGTCAATTATGGCCAAAATGTTTACATCGGCTCTATTGGCTTTATGCCCTACATTTCTGGCGGTGGGTCGCAAGTATGGGGATATTCCCTGCAGGCGTCAGCAGATGGCACCAATTGGACAACCTTATATACTGCAAGCAACGTTACCGTACAAGATGGTGAATGGTACTGGCAGGATATAGATCCGGGCCAAAACGTGGCGTACTACCGAATGCTTGCAAACGGCAGCACGATATTAAGTTTGCGTGAGTTGTACTTTGGCAATAACTCGCGTGAGATTCAAATGAGTCGATTGAATCGAGATGACTATACTAATCTACCGAATAAGAACTTCACGGCGAACCAGCCGTTTCAATTTTGGTTTGATCGCACGATTGGTACGTCGAATGCGTCAGCGCAGCCGACAGTATATTTGTGGCCTGTGCCATCATCTTCGTTCGTACAAATGACCGTTTGGTATTCTGGCTACGTACAAGATGTTGGAACCATGCAAAACGAGATACAGGTGCCACAGCGTTGGCTGGAGGCTTTGACGTTTATGCTTGCTCATCGCATGTCGATGGAAATGCCAAATGTGGAAGTAGAGCGTATTGGGTATCTTGAAAGAATGGCTGCACAGTACCTGCATGAAGCAGAAGAAGAAGAGCGTGATAAATCGCCGATTTATTGGGCGCCTAACATAAGTGTGTACACGAGATAATGCCCATATTTCTCGATACACGAGGACTTGCAAGTGTTGCCATAGCAATATGCGACCGCTGCAAGATGAAGCGCCCTTTTGTGACGTTAGGGCCTGATTTTAACTTTCCCGGACTACGAGTGTGTGATCAAGGATGCCGTGACAACATGGATCCTTATCGTTTACCCGCACGCCAAACAGAACGTATAAACCTTAGGTTCCCACGCCCAGATCAAGACATTGCGGTTGTTGATACAGGTATATCAATCAACGCCAATGAAAACGTTGTGCTGTCACCAGAACAAAATACGTCAAACCCATCTGATAACGGAAACCTAGATACATTGAGTTGGAGTTAGCATGGCAAATATAACAATTTCGCAATTACCGCAGGCTACAACGCTTACAGGTACAGAACTGGTACCCATCGTACAAAATGGGGTAACGGTACAAACTACCTCCAATTTATTAGCCCAAGCAAATACATTAACTCAGCAATTTTTGACATGGGGTAATGGATCTGGTCTGGCAAATAGTCGCTATTTGTCTGGTAATAATGGAATAGGTCTGACAAACGATGGATCACAAATTACAGTTGCTCTTAACGGTGTTTCATCGACCCTAGAGAGCGCATCTATAGGCATGTTAGCAAAGGTTGGAGCAACAGTAACTCCACGATCTATAGCCGTATCTGGCAGTGGTTTATCGGTTACAAATGGGTCGGGGCAAGCAGGCAATCCAACCATAAATTTGTCCACATTTATGCAGGCAATAGCAAATGCGACCGGGTTAGGTTTGTTAGGTATTAATTCATCTTCGCAAACCGTGTATCCAGTATCTATTGTCGGTGTCGCGAGTCAAACATCAGTTACGAACGGTAACGCAAGCGGCGGATCGTCGCCAACAGTCGGTTTAGCAAGTAATCCAGTTATTCCGGGTACGGGATCAATAACAATCCCATCAGGAACTACAGGACAAAGATCTGGCACTGCAGGCTCAATCCGTTATAACACGGACACATCAATCTATGAAGGGTACAACGGCTCCGCATGGTCCTCTTTAGCTTCTGGCGGAAGCGTTACGTCAATAACAGCAGGAACTGGTTTAACTGGTGGAACGATTACTGCAAGTGGAACGATTGCAGTTGATACCTCTATAGTGGCCACTGCATCAAATACTTTAACCCTTTCTAATAAATCAATTAGTGGCGCAAGCAACACATTAACCAGCATTCCTAATTCTGCTTTAACTAATAATACAATCACTATTAACGGAAATACAGTTTCGTTAGGTGGGTCAGTAACTATTGGTACAGGCGGTACGTCGCAATCACTAACTTTTGGTAGTGGTGTTACCGGTGGGGCATATACAAGTTTTAATGGATCAACAGCAGTAACTGTAAGTGTAGATCCAACTGTTACGGCAACTTTATCTGGACTGCAAACACTTACAAATAAAACCATAAACGGCGCAAACAATACGATTACTAATTTACAGAATACTGCGCTTGTATTTCCATACTTTATTATTAATGGAACAAATTACCAGCTTGGTTCAACTATTTCTATAGTACCGCCAGTGCAGAGTACATTGACATTAGGAAGTGGTTTAACAGGCACATCGTACAATGGTTCTGCGGCTGTAACGACAACGGTGGATAACACGGTTGTGGCGTTTTTGACTGCAAGTCAAACTTTAACCAACAAAACCATTAATTCATCCAACATCGGAACTGGGACGCCCGGAACTGGTGCATTTACTACACTATCGGCAACGGGCCAAATAACATCAACGTTAGCCGATGGTACTGCACCATTTGTAATCACAAGCACAACAAATGTGCCTAACTTAAATGCGTCAAGCTTGAATGGTGCAACATTTGCGGCACCCGGATCTATAGGTAGCGGTACGGCAAGTAGTGGTGCATTTACTTCCCTATCAGCCTCAACAATAACAGCCACAACGTCAGTAACAATTGGTGGAACATTAGCGATCTCGCGTGGCGCAGGGAGTTTTAGTGGACAGATTGCGATTGGTAATGGCAGTCCATTAGGTCTTAACACCGGTTCTGGCGCCAATATAGCAATCGGAGCGTCAGCACTAGCAAGCTCAACTGCAGCAAGTACGTCAACTATTGTAGGTAGCGCTGCAGGAAGAGGTTTGTTAACAGGAACAAACGATGGATTTGGAGGGTCTGCTGTAGGTGGCTCATCGCTTGGATTAAGTTCATCGGCAACAGGAAATGCGGGGTTTGGGTATCAAGCATTAACAGGAATACTAGGGAATTCAAATTCGGCGTTTGGACAGAATGCAGGCTCAGGAATAACGACTGGTAACTACAATTCTATAATTGGCCAATACACTGGCACTTCAGCGCCTATAAGCGCAACAGGTAGTAATTACATCGTACTATCTGATGGACAAGGAAATATAAGGGGTTATTTTGACAACTCCGGGAATTTTGTAGTTAACGGTACAAGTACATCAGGTGCGACCGGTGTTACTTACGCAAATCAATATGTGTCAAACGTAGCAACGGGTACGGCGCCATTTATTATTTCTTCAACTACGCAAGTAGCAAATCTTAACGTTGCGCAGGCAGGAAAAGTTACTAATGCATTAACAGCTGGATCCGGAATCACTTTTAGCAGCGGAACAACATATGATGGATCAGCTGCTATTACTATAAGCTCAACATCATCATTCAATCCTGCGTCACCGGGTCCGATCGGAGGAACCACTCCAAGCTCAGGAGCTTTTACAACGTTATCCGCATCAAGTACTGTTAGCGGAGCAGGATTTAGCACATATTTGGCATCGCCACCTGCAATTGGTGGTTCTGCAGCTGCAGCAGGCACATTTACTACCCTCACTGGCTCTAATGATGCGTCAATACATGGTTTAACCATTGGCTTAGGAACGGGGTCAGTTGCCACAAACACTGCATTAGGCAATGGCGCGTTAAATGCTAATACTACTGGGTCCACCCTTGTAGCGGTTGGTTATCAGGCATTAAACAAAAATCTTACTGGAGTCAACGCAGTAGCAATTGGTTATCAGGCGTTATACACCAATACTGTTGCTTCTACTTCTACCGCAGTGGGTTCGCAGGCTGCATATTTCCTAACAGGTATTGATAACGATGCTTTTGGTTATAAAGCGCTTTATGGTGTTACTGGAACATCTACTGGAACCGTTAATGTCGCATTGGGGCAAGCAGCGTTATTGAGACTCACCAGCGGGTCTTTTAATACAGCAGTGGGTAATCAATCTGGTTCATTTATAACAACTGGCAGTAACAATACAATTTTAGGTAGATATACTGGTTCGGCAGCTCCTATTAGTGCAACAGGTAGTAATTATGTTGTGTTGTCAGATGGCGCAGGAAACGTAAAAGGCTATTTTGATACAAACGGTAACTTTGTTATTGGCACAACAACAAATCCAACAGGCTCAAATGGTCTTTATGTTGTGGGTCCAATTCAAGGTTTTAACGTTGCAACCATAACCTCTATAGCAACAGCGTCAACAATTACGCCTTCAATTACGATAGGTCAATATGAGGTAACCGCGCTGGCATCAGCAGCAACGATTGCAGCGCCTTCGGCTGGCGTAGATAGCCAGAAACTATTAATCCGAATTAAAGATAATGGAACCGCGCAAACATTAACGTGGACAACATCATCAGGGGGATATCGTGCGTTAGGCCCTACACTACCTACTACAACGGTTGTAGGAAAGCCTGTATATATTGGTTGTGTATATAACGCACAAGATACGTTCTGGGACGTATTGGCAGTAAGCGCATAAAGCGAGGGTCAAATGACAACATATTACTGGGTTGGCGGCTCTGGGAACTGGACGCCAACGAATACACTTAATTGGTCATTAACATCAGGTGGCGCTGGTGGTGCTGGGGTTCCCACTGCAACAGATGATGTAGTTTTTCAAAATATATCAGCTCTTACAACTGTTACTAGTTACCAATGGAATGCAGTCATGTGTCGAAACATGACAGTGGTTAATACTGCCACATATCGCTGGGTTTTTTCGAATTTTGTATATGCATCTGGAAACATAACAACTTCAGGTACGCAGCAAGTTATTTTTCAGAATCTTGTTTGTTGTGGCGGAACCGGAATAACGCAACTTATTAGTTTAAACCTAAGCTCACTTCAGTCGAGGATGACTGTTGGTTGTCAGTTACCCGGAGTAGGTGGGGCAACCGTTAGATTAACTAGTACTTTTTTTGGCACATTAACAATATATAACAGTAGTTTTGATCAAAATTCACAAAGCCTGTATTTACAAGAATTTTATTATTATGGTTCAGCAACACAAGCAACAACATGTACATTTACCGGAACGATTACTTATGCGCAGGGTGATATTTTTGGGCCATTCTATATAAATACACAATATACAAGTGTGGTAGGACTTAACACAGCAACAATATTGATAGGACAAACAAATACAACGACAAATATAACAGGTTATTATATAAATTTAGGTGGAAATGCCGTTGGGACAATTTCAAATTCTGGTTCAACTGATACTAGTACAAACAATTTATATAATTTTAATTTACAATTAGATAACATAACTACAATTGGAACATTAACTTGGGTTAATCAACAGCAAAATGCTGCCATTTCGTCAATGCAACGACTAGGAATAGGAGCATTTAATGGAGTTTCAGTAACAATAGGAACATTAAATTTAACAGGATATAGTCAAGTAAAAAGATTAAGGTTAGAGAATTCAGAATTATTTAGTCCAACTAGAATTCAATTAATTGTAACAACGTTTAATAACAGTGGTTATATAGATTTTGGTGGAGTTCAATGGAACTCTACGGTAAGTGGAACAAGTTTTGGTAATTATGGTAATACTGTTAATATTACGTTTACTGCGCCAAAAACTGTTTATATATCATCAACTGCAACAAATACTTCAACAGGTTTTGCAACAGCTTTTGCAACTGGGTCTGCAACCGGCGCTACGGGGCTTGCTAATTGTCCCCTTCCACAAGACACAGTAATATTTGCAAGTAATAGTGCTCAAGTGAGCAATTCGTTGTTTTATTTATCTTTTGGGACTCTAACTATACAAGCAGGATCAACCAATTTTATTGGATCTGGTTGTTATGTAACGTATTCAGCCACATTACAGTCTGGTGTAACTGTAGCCGGGGCCGTAAATTTTATTGGGAGGCCAGCAGGTTCAGCAACATTAACAACTAATGGTTTTACGGGAACTATGAATGTGGGAATGGAGCTTCCCGGATCAACATTGAAATTAAATGATGCAGTAGCAAATTTAAATTTAACTAGCTTTACTTGTGGAACATTAGATCTTAATAATTTAGCTCATACTTTGGGTCAGTTTGTTACAAGCGTACCTTATAACAACATGACGCCAAATACTTATTGCAATACTCCGGCTGTAATTTCGTTCGGCTCATCTGGATCGTTAAATAGTACGGGAACATCAAACGTGTTTAACGCAGCAGGAGGTACACTTCTAAGCTTTACTGGTACAAATGCCTATATAAATTGTTCTAATAGCTCTTCAACAACAAGAGTAATTCAATATGGCGCGAACGGGTCAACTTTTACAAACAGTTCGTTGGGTCCTTTAATTAACAAACCATTTAAACAAGGAAATATAGCATTACAATTTACTGCGGGAACAGGAACTGTTCAGTCTACTGCAGCAGGTACTTTTTTCCCGTCAATTACATTTACATCAGGATTTACCGGAACTATTGGAGCAGCTGGTGCGTCCGCAGGAATTGTATGTAATGGAGATCTTATAGTTCAAGGCGGCACGTTTGCAACGCCTTCAAGCGAACAACAAGCATTTATTATGATGGTAGGTGATTCTGGAGCAGCAACTTTAAGTTTAAATGCGTCTATTGATAGAACGGTAATAATTACACAATTTATGCAATCAAGTGCTGGCGGAACAATAACGTTAGGTAACAATCTGACTTTTGCGCCATCAGTAAGTTCGGGTAATTTAGTTGTAACAGGGTCAAAGTTTAGTGATGGTGGATTTACAATAAGCGGCTGTAATGGTGTTATAAGTCAATCTTCATTAGCAGGAACTCCTACTATTGGACCGACACTAGCCGCTAATAACATTCTTTACACACAAATGACCGCAGGACTGCGTCCATCAACGGGATTTTTTGGTGGGAGTTATGGACAGCAACTTGTAGTAACAGGTACAAATAGTGTAAACGCAACAACGGGATTGCCAGCAGGAACTTATTATATTGGTCCTTGGTTTATGGCAGTAACTGGACTATTTAACTTTCAGTTGTATGGGCAATCGCCTCTTCAAACCATAGTATTTGTAACATCAACGGAATTACCGCCGGGATTTTTTGGATATCAGCCCGGAGTTCTTGTTAGCGCTGCAACTGGTGCAACAACAGGATTAACTTTTACGTCAGACAATCTTGTTAAAAGAAATATAACCTTTGCAGGTGGTACATATCAACTAAATACTGCAACTCCGTGGACCGTATCAGGAACAAACTTCACAACATCGGGTTCAGGAACAACGATTGCATTAAATAGTGGCGGTACTGCAACATTTGCAGGTGGGGGGTATTCTTATCCAGCAACACTAAATACTCAAAGCGGAACAACCGTCATAACAGGTGCCAATACATTTGGAAATTTGGCGGCTTCCGGTGGTACAACTATTCAGTTACCTGCCAGTACAACAACATCTTTTACTAGTTTTACGCTGTCAGGTGTAAACGGAAGTTTAGTTAATCTGCAATCAAGTACGTCGGGAACGCAAGCAACAATATATTCAGCGACTACGCAAAATACGGCACAATATATTTCAGCGAGAGACTTGAATGGATCAGGTGGTCCGTGGACTTTTTTAAGATCTGTAAACGTAAGCAACAATACAAATATTTTGTTTCCAAGTTCAGCTTCCGTTGGGTTTTTTAATTTTTTCTAGGAAAATATTATGGCTGCATCGGGATATACCCCTCTCTACATATACGCAAGCGGCTCAACGGGTAATATTCCCTCGGCCTCCAATCTGACAAATACTGCCTATGGATCAGAAATTGCGCTGAACTACTATGATGGAAAGATTTACTATAAAAATGCTTCTAATGTAGTCACGTTATTTACGACTGCAACAAGTAATGCGTTAACGGCAGGCGTTGGCATGGCATACACAACCGGTACAACATGGACCGGTTCAGTAACAAACACAATTAATCATGTTGGTTATGCTCTAAATTCACAAACAAGCACATATACTTTGGTTGCGACTGATGCAGGCAAATTAATATCAATCACCACTGGTGGTGTGGTAGTGCCAAGTTCAGTTTTTTCGGCAGGCAATGAAATTAATATTTACAATAACTCAGGCACTGCGCAAACAATTACGCCGGGTTCTGGTTTGACCCTACAGTGGGCTGGGCAATCAACTTCACAAGTAGGAAGTCGCACGTTAGGTAGTTATGCACTTGTTCGTATTTTGTTTTTATCAGCATCTGTAGCAATTATATCCGGTTATCCCGGATTAACTTAACAAGGGAGCAGTAAATGGACATTCCAGTTAGCATAGAGTTATACGATGAAGTTTTAGGATACCTAGGTAAGGATCCTTACGAAAAAAGCTTTCAGTTGATTCATAAGCTTCAATCTAATGCGCACATGCATATGGCAGCGCAAGCTGGCCAAATCCCCCCCATGCCATCTGCCGCGCCAGCTGCACCTGTAGAAGGTGAAGTAATGCCTGCCGATAGCATTGAAACCACAAATACCTAATGAGGATTAGATCATGCATAGAGTACCAATTTTAGAGGCAATCAAAGAGCATTTAGCAACATTCAAAGAAGAGTTTCACGACGATGTTTTGCTATTCATAGAGCACCTAGAAGAAAAATTTGCTGGTGCATTTGAAGGCGAGAAAAAAGCTGTTGTAGCCCCTGCAGCGCCCTTAGGACCCCAGATTATTCCTAGCATGCAACGTGCGGTCGTTGCCCCTCCCCCGCTTAAAGAAAATGGCGATATGCCTGATCTTGAACCCGGCGTGCAATATGATTTTTCACTACGCCCCGAAGTCGCAGCTAAAATGGGTCTGAGTGCAGCGCCTATTGCGCCAATTACTGCAGATGCTGTTGTAGAGGCAATTCCCGCAGAGAAAGAAGCAAACCCTCGCCCTGAGGGCAAGGCTCCTGAGTCTGACAATCAGTCACAAATAGAAACGACAATAGCTGAGGCATAAAATGTCTTCGGACGATCTTGTACACATTGCTTTTGGGTTTATCTGTACATTTGGCGGCTGGTGGTTAAAGGTCGTCTGGGACAACCTCAAAGAACTGCAAAGAGATATTGCGGTTATGAACGATAAGTTTGTGCGCCGCGATGATTTTAAAGAGTCAATAGGCGAGATCAAAGATATGTTGAATCGTATATTTGAAAAGCTAGATGGGAAAGCGGATAAATAATGGAGCCAATAGAGCTCATAGGCAAGCTCTGGCCACTGGTAGTGGGTTTTGTAATGATCGTATTGACGTTTGGTGAAGTGCGATCACGTATTAGCGTTCTAGAAGAAAAAGTTAAAACACTATTCGAGTTGTTCAATCGGAGAAATGATAAATGAGTGCAGAAGAGGCGCATGCAAAATCAGTATTGGTTGAAAAGGTAGCCTTTGCCGTTTTGCCCATGTTGTTTGCATGTGTAGTTTATTTAATGACTACTTTGTCAACATTAAGTCAAGAAGTAACTGTTTTAAACAGTAAAGTCAGTTTAGTAGTAACAAGTGATAATAAGCAAGCATCCAACAGCGCAGCTGAATTGGCGCGTGAAAAACTACGTCAAGATTTAGAACGTGAAATACAAGAAAACAGACATATGATTCTTGAAAACAAAAGAGAAATTAGCGTAATTGAGCAGCATTTGAAGGATAAAATAAAGTGAAATGGTTAATTGTGACTACGGCTTTTATGCTTACCGCATGTGGTGAGCAGTATCGTTATAAATGCCAGAATCCAAAACATTTTGCAGATGAGGATTGCTCAAAACCGCTATGTCAGTTTTCGCAGGTATGCCCAGAATATTTGGTAGCACCCATACTGGAGAAGCAAGTTGAGCAATCAAAACCAGCGCCCCAACCTGACAACCGAAGAAATTGAAATACGGATCTGGGCGATTGTCGTCCTATCCGTAATCGTTATCTTTGCGGGCATTACTATTGCAATGCTGTACTCCATCATTTTTGTAGTACAGCCTATAAAGGCAATGGCTCCGATCGATCAGGCATTTGTTAAAATGCTCAACGACATTGTGTTGCTGATTGTTGGTGGTATAGGCGGCATCATGGGCAACAAAGGCATTAAGGCCGCATCAAATGCCATCAACACATTGAGTACGCCCCCATCAGGAGCAACGTCATCTGCGCCTGCTACAGCGGTTACAAGCGCAATACCCGGTGCTGCTTTTGGTGCGATGCCAGTATTTATAAATCCAGAATTTGATGAGTCATGGCGCCCCGGACCGCCTCCAACAATACCGGAAGATCATTTGCACCCAGAGCGCGAAGAAATAGCAAACGAACGCGAAGCAGCGAAGGCAGAATTATGAGCATATTTAATCCATATGTAATGCTGTCTTTAATCATTATGTTGGCTGGCACTTATGTTACTGGCCATCATTATGGTTATGCAGAACGCGATGTAGAAATGCAGGCCGAAATTGCAAAGAAAAATGAAGAGTCGCGCGCAAAGGAGCAAGAAATGGCGCAGGCTCTTGTTGACCAATCCGCCAAACTGCAGAAGGTGCAAAATGCGTTATCTAAGAAACAGTCTGATCTTAATGCTCTCGTTGACGCTGGCAAGTTGCGCTTACCTATGGCCGAGCCCGCCAGCAGTTGCTTACAAGCCTCCGCAGGTACCACCTCTGCCAGCGGAGATAGCCAAGAAACAGGATCCAAATCTGAGCGACAGGTTATTAAAGATATTATCGCCATCGCAGCCCAAGGAGACAGTAACGCCGTCCAACTCAACGCCTGCATCGATGCCTATAATCAAGTAAGGGAGTCGATTAATGGTAACTAGTGAACAGTTGGCTAAACTTAAAATTGGTGTGGAATGGACAGATGCAATAAACGAGACATTTTCACGATTCAATATCATCAATCCCTTTCAGCGTGCGGCTTTTATTGGTCAATGTGGGCATGAGTGCGGCAACTTTAAAACACTTGAGGAAAATTTAAATTACCGCGCAGCAACATTAATAAAACTTTGGCCAAAACGTTTTCCGACACAGGACATTGCAAATGAATATGCTGGAAAGCCTCAAAAAATTGCCAACAAGGTTTATGCTAGTCGTATGGGGAATCGCGACGAGGCTTCTGGTGATGGCTATCGTTTTCGCGGTCGTGGGTGTTTGCAAATTACAGGATCAGATAATTACCATTTTGCAGGGAAGGCGTTGGCGGTAGATTTTTGGGCAAGCCCAGATCTAGTAGCAACGCCAAAATATGCGGCATTGACTGCAGGATGGTTTTGGGCAACGCATCGATGCAATATTTTGGCTGAAGAGCGTAATTGGACGGCGTTAACTAAAGTCATCAATGGTGGCACATTTGGGTTGCAGGAGCGCATAAAACAGACCGAAGAAGCGTTTGCGGTACTTATGGGTTAATGCGAAAATACTGCATCTAAAAGGGCGGGATCATCATGTCAACTACACCTGCATTTGCGCTTACGTATGACACGCTGACTACAACAGTCGAGCAATACCTTGAGCGTAGTGACGCGGCTGTTGTAAATCAAATTCCGACTTTTATAATGTTGGCTGAATTTGAAATTGCACAAGAGATAAAAACTCTTGGTCAATTGCAGGTCGCACAGTTTTCATTGGGTCCACAAACTATAGGTGGCGGTACGCCAAACATCGTTGCAAAACCGGCGCGCTGGCGTAAAACCGTATCGATGAATGTAACTAACCCTTACTTCCCAACTTCATCAGGTGGCACCGTATCATCAACTACTCCGGTATTGTTACGTAAGTACGAATATATTCAACAGTACTTAAATCAAAATTCTACTCTAACTGGAACCCCGCAATTTTTTGCTGATTACAGTTGGGATTATTGGTTTATTGCTCCAATCCCTCCGACGGTTGCATATCCGATGGAAGTGCTCTATTACGAGCGTATTGATCCTTTATCATCGGTATCGCAAACAAATTGGCTTACGATTAACGCTCCTAATGCGTTGTTGTATGGAACCTTACTTCAAGCGGTAATGTTCTTAAAAGACGATCAGCGCGTAATTTTTCAGCAAAAATATACTGAAGCGATACAAGCATTAAAGACCGAAGATCAAACCCGCGTTGCGGATCGTCAAGCAATCGCAATCGACTCATAAGGACTAGGTCATGGCAATCATTGCAAGCACTGCATACACAAACCCGTTTACGGGTAACACGTTATATCCAACGCAAGTCGGCTATGAATATCTAAATCTCTCACAAGATACCGTCCTGCAATGGCCTATCAATGGTAACGATGTAAACGCCAATGTAGCAGCTAACATTATTGATGTTTCAACATCCGCAGGCCCATCATCTTTTACTGGTTATATTTCTGGAACAACGCTGACTGTTACTGCCGTATCAAGCGGTTATATTGCGGCTGGGATACAAATATCCGGTACAAATATAGCAGCAGGAACTTATATAACCGCGCTAGGAACGGGTACGGGTGGAGTCGGTACATATACGGTCGGTATTTCGCAAACCGTTGCATCGTCAGGTAGTCCAGAAACAATTACACAAAATGGCGTAAACATCATTTTACCGCCAGCAAATCAGGTATCGAATGGTCAGGCAATTATTATCCGAAATGTTGGGTCTTATTCGTTTTTCGTACTAGATAACAGTACAGCAACTAGTATTGCAACAATCACTTCAGGTGTGGCGGAATACATTTGGGTTACTTCTAATGTAAATGCAGCGGGAGTATGGGCTACTGTAGTGTTTGGCGCGGGAGCATCATCAGTAAACGCATCCGCACTTAATGGTTATGGGTTAGCTGCGCAAGGCAGCACGCTTAATGTAATCCAAACATACTCAAGCACAGGCTCTAACCGTTTACTTGGACCAACAGACTTAGCGTCGTTTGTAGTATGGAATGGTGGAGTAGGAACAATAACTTTGCCCAGCTCAAGCACAGTAGGTGCAAACTGGTGGGTGATCATCCGAAACAACGGAACAGGTATCGTAACGGTACAGACGCAGGGCAGTGACACGATTAGTGGAAGCAGCTATTTGCAGATGCAACCATCAGATTCATTTGTAATTGTATGTAATGGAACTGGATTTAATCAGTGGGGAGATGGAGGTAATCCAACTTTTCTGTTTACTGTTTTAACTATACCCGTCACGGGCGGAACGTATGCGTTAACGTCACTACAAGGACAAAGCGTAATTCAAGTTTATACAGGAACGCTGACCTCAAACCAGATTATCGTTTTGCCGTCTACGGTTCAAATTTACGCGATTCAAAACCTTACAACTGGTGCGTATACCATGACGTTTCAAACGGCTGGTAGCGGCACGACAGTGCAGATTCCGCAAAACAATACGTTACTTGTTGTATGCGATGGAACAAATGTATATAACGCTTCTACGGCAGGATCATCAAACCTCACAGCGCTCACCTTGGCTGCGGGATCTGCATCCGCCCCAGCACTTAACTTTAGCACCAACTTAACGACAGGTTTATATTTGCCTGCCACTGGAAAGGTTGGGGTATCTGCAAACGGAACTAACGTTGCTACATTTAGTAGTACTGGTGCCGGGCTAACCGTCCCAACCGGTCTTGGTGCAGGTACATTCTGATGGCTGATAAAGCCCTATCGTTAGTTGTACAACCCGGCATACAGCGTGACGGTACACAGTTTGCATCCCCTCGTTATATTGATGGGCAGTGGGTGCGTTTCCAACGCGGTTTGCCTAGAAAGATAGGTGGTTGCCGATCAATCTTTCTTAATGTAGCTGGTATAGCGCGAGGCATGATTATGACCTCGCAAAATGGCCTGAATTACATATTGGCAGGATTGAGTCAGGCGTTGGGACAATGGCAAACCAGCAATACATCAGGCGTTGGTACAGGTCCAACATATTATCAGTTAAGTCAATTTAATATTGATTCACGTAATTTATGGCAATTTGATATTGCATATGATTCAACTGGGGGTGGGCAGCTAAATTTAATTGCGCATCCCGGATTAAATCTTACAGATATTGATAACCAAGTTAATTCTCGCGTTTTAAGTGGTCCCTTTCCCGGTGTTCCGCAACCATTATCTGGAGTAAGCATTACAGCATTATCCGGTTGGTTTAATGCTAATCCGGCAAGTGCAACTGGGTTTTATCAAGTTGGTCAACCGGTAACAATTTCAGGAACTTTAACTGGGACTGGAACAATTACTGGATATTCAGCCCCATCTCAAACCTATTACATCATTGCAACGGATGGTATTGCTAATTTCCAATTAAGTGCTACGTTAGGCGGATCATCAGTAACAACAACCACAGGAACGATAACAGGTTTATCGTTTTATGCGCAACCATATCTAAACGCAGCTGGGACTGTAACAACGAGTGCATATAACACATCAGGGTCTGCAACGTTAACGATCGCTCCCGGTAATTCACGGATTGCAGCTGGTCAGACAGTAACCGGCACAGGAGTCCCTGCTGGAACAACAGTAATATCAGTAAGTGGTGCGCCAGTTTCATCTGTTCAGTTATCAAATGTTACAACAGCAGGTACAGCGACGCTTTCTGCATTTGCCATTACAGGCACGTTAGGACAATGTTCATTTACGGCAACAGGAGGCCCAATAAAGCCGGGTGATACGATTACGATTGCAGGTACTGTAACTGGTAGTGGATCTATTAGTAACTATGTGGCTCCGGGACCGCAAACTTATTATGTAACGCAGACAAACGGAACATCTACCTTAACACTAAGTATTACACCGGGTGGGTTAGGGGTGCCAACCACAGCTGGCAACTTTAATGGTACAACGCATGTCCCCGGAACTAATTACGTGTTTGATAACAACATATCCGTATCGGGTGGTTGTGTCATGCTATTCCCGTATTTGTTTGTTTATGGAAATAACGGATTAATACAAAATAGTTCAGCTGGTGATTTTTCTAATTGGGTTGGCGCCGATGCGAACGCAAATAATGTATCAACAACAAAAATAGTAAAAGGTGTACCACTGCGTGGCGGTACAACTTCTCCGGCAGGATTATTTTGGTCGCAGGATTCAGTAATCCGTGTAACGTTTACCGCAACAGCACCTTATTATTGGCGGTATGACATCATTAGTTCACAATCTTCTATTTTATCTAGCCAGTGCGTCATAGAATATGACGGCCTGCTTTACTGGGTAGGGGTTGATCGATTTTTAATGTACAACGGTGTTGTTCAAGAAGTCCCTAACAGCGTAAATTTAAATTATTTTTTTGACAATATTGATTTTGCAAACCGCAATAAAGTTTGGGCATCTAAAGTTCCGAGATGGGGTGAGATCTGGTGGTTTTATCCTGTAAATGGTGGTGGTGGAGAATGCACAAACGCAATTATTTATAATGTGCGTGAAAACATTTGGTACGACGCAGGTTTTAGTGAAAACTCGTTTCGCTCGGCAGGAACTTACACAGAAACATTTCACTATCCAATATGGGCGGATTGGAATGCTATAGCGGTTGCGCAGATAACGGCATCGATTGCCACCGCTGGAAGTGTGATTACTATGACCGTTACGGCGTTAAAGTATGGAACGCTCGCAATTGGGCAAGCTGTCACAGATAAATTGGGCAACATACCTGCAGGCGTTTACATCAGCGCTTTAGGAACTGGCACTGGCCAGACTGGAACTTATATTTTAAGCGGAACAACATCATTAACTGTAGCCAGCGAAACCATTCAAACAACATCGCAAGTTTTTTGGCAGCATGAATTGCTGGATAAAAATCAAACTTTCTTGCAACGAGTTAATGCAATAAATTCATACATTGAAACTAACAACATTGGATGGTTGACTGGCGGCCCCGGCGCTAATGAACCGGTAGGTGGTAATCGCTGGATGCGATTAATACGTGTAGAGCCTGACTTCAATCAAGTTGGCATGATGAGTTTATATGTATCTGGTAAAGGCTATGCAGATGACACAGATGTTGTAACTGGCCCATATACCTTTGAGCAGAACACGCTTAAAATAGATCTACGCGAACAGCGTCGCGAATTACGATTAATATTTGAATCTAATGACTACAACGGCGATTACGAAATGGGCCGTGTAATTCTCATTGCCGAATTTGGTGATGAGCGTGGTACAGGTAATCCGTAATGGTTACGTATGATCCACGGGGAATGACATGGGACCAGTGGGTTCGTCTGATGGACGAATTATTCTCTGGAAACCAATTAGGAACTGTACCGGAAGAACGTTGGAAAGAATGGGCGTCAGGGATGAATGGTATTGGTTATTTTGCAGAAAATGATGTGCCAGACCCACGAACTTATAGTGATTGGCGTGTTTGGGCGCAACACCTAGTTGGAATTATGAACGTTTATCCGGGAACTAACCTTCTATGAACATGATAGAAATTCTTGAGCATGAAGCCGAAAAAAACGGTATAGATAAAGAACTTGCTAAAGAAGCAATAGCAACGTTATTTCGCGATCATAATGCACAGGTGTTAGAGCATGGGCATTCAATATTGATCTACACGCCTATGGAGCCCGGTGTTGCATACTTGCATTTGCTGACCAAAGAAAGCCCATTGGCATTACGTAAAACATTGGAATATTACCTGCATGCCTTGCCAAAAGTTGGAATAAAAGTTGCATATGGTAAAGCGGATAATGATCAAATCATTCGTTTGATGCAAATTGTAGGCTGGCCTATTCGTGCGTCGGACAAACCGAGATTTAACTGGATGGCTACGTTAGGATAAATTATGGGATTATTTGATGCAGTAACAAATTTTGCTAAGGGTGCCGCAAATGCGGTCAGCGATGTAGCACAAGGCGTTGTTGGGTCCGCAAAAAGTGCAATTAAAGATACCACTAAATTTTTAGGCCCGGCCGCCGCTCCACTAGAAACATTAGCCTTAACTTCAGTTGGGGTTCCAGCCCCGATAGCTGGAGCACTTGTAGGTGGAGGAAATGCGCTTGCAAATAATAAAAATCCAACAAATGCGTTGGTTACAGGTGGATTAACTGCAGGTTTAGTGGCAGCTGGAGTTCCGCAGCAATTGGCTGGTCCACTAGCGTCTATGGCAAATCAAAATTCTACAATGACATTAGGCCCTAATGTACCCAATACTATTGTAAGTGCTGCAAAACAGGCAATGCCAGCTTCAGGTACAAGCACAAGTACATCAGATACATTATCTAGTACGCCTAATGCTCCAACATATGCATCATATTCAGGAAGTCCAAATTCAGAAAATATAACGACAACTCCAGATGCGCCATTACAAGATCAAATTGCAAGTATTCCAGAGGGGACTCCGGCAAGTTCAGAAATGCTAACGCCTATAAAGTTGGCAAATAGCAATTATCAACCTCAGCAACCGTTAAGTGCATTAGGACAGGGAATTGTGCCTGAAAATCAAGTGCAAATCGGCGGTAATGGTTTAACGGCTTTACAAATGGCAATGCTGGCTAACCCAAAGTATGCGGCGCACGGAGGGCATATTAGCGGGCATCCAACGGCTGATCCAACAGAACAAGTATTTAAAACAGGACACTATGTAACAGGAAAAGGTGATGGTCAGAGCGATGATATCCCGGCTATGTTGGCCGATGGAGAATATGTATTTGATGCAGACACCGTTGCTGCTCTTGGCAATGGTAGTAATAAAGCTGGCGCAGAAAAGCTTGATCAATTTAGAGAAGCAATACGGGCGCACAAACGTTCAGCGCCAGAAGACAAAATACCACCGAAAGCTAAAAAGCTCACGTCGTATCTAAAGGGGATTTAACATGGCCGGTTTATTTCAAGGTGATCCATTACCGAATATTCAAACAACGCAAACGCAGGCTACGACAACCCCGCAGTGGTATCAAACATATTTAGAAAATCTTGCCACTGCCGGTCAGGCGGCGCAGAAAAATTCTCAATTTGTAGGCCCAACAGGTTTACAGCAGGCTTCCTATGCAAACGTTACTAAGGCTGCAAATGCTGCGCAGCCGGGGCTTTCTGGTGCTATGGCAACAACGCAGAATGCACTAAATCAAGCAAGTCCATTATCACAAGCCCAGCCATACTTAAACCAAGCAACTTTAAGTCCAACGCAATTAGCTGCGAATGCACAAGCTTTAACAAATCCATATATTCAAAATCAAGTTAAAGCAATTGGGCAATTAGGCGAGCAAAATATTTTGCAAAATATTGCGCCTCAAGCAACGGCAGGTGCGGTAGGAACGGGGCAATTTGGTTCAAAGCGTGGTGCTGAAGCTTTAGGTCAAGCAATTAATCAAGAACAAATGAACACTACTGCTTTACAAGCTCAAGCTTTGCAAGGTGGATACCAAAACGCATTAGCAGCTGCGCAAGGTCAAGAACAGCTAGGATTAAGCGTAGGGCAAACTGCAGGACAATTAGCGGGACAAGGAACAACGCAACAGTTGCTGGGAGGTGCGCAATTAGGCCAATTGGGTCAGGCAGAACAGCAAACAGGATTAGCTGGCATAAACGCACAGAATGCATTAGGAACGCAAGAGCAACAGATGTTGCAACAAAGACAACTCTATCCGTTCCAGACGCTTGGATTAGAATCGCAACTTTTGCAAGGTGCGCAACTGCCAACGTCTACCAGTATGACCAAAAACGCGCCAATACCCGGTGCATATAGTGCGTCGCCTTTACAGCAAGTTGCTGGATTGGGTACGTTAGCAAATGCAGTTTTGCCACAAACTTCGATTAGTGACGCACTTAAAAAATATGGAATTAATTTGCCAACTACAAGCGGCAGCGGCACGAGTAGCACTGGCGGCAGTAGTTTAATTGGCGGTGCTGTAAAAAATGGCCTTGATTATCTTGGAAATGGTTTAACTAATCTTTTTGGTTATGGGAATAAAGACCCTAATTTGGTTTCAAGATCGCAAATTGGCCAAGAATTTAATATTGATCCGGGTAATGCTTATCAATATGGTATTGAAGATATTCCCACATAAGAGGATTAATCATGGCGCTTCCTACAACAAAATATGATCCTTTAACTGAACCCGGTCCAGAAACTAATTTGCCATCTGGTGATGCGTTTGATCCTGAAAAATATACAGTAAGTCCAAACGACAAAAAAAGTTTGGCTATGGGATACCATACGCCGAGCGAGATGGGTGATCAGCGCGTCAGCATGATCGATTACGATCAAGAAGCAATCAAACAGCAGCAAGCTCTTTTGGGGCAGTTGCAAGAGCGCACTGGAAAAATTAATGATGCATTAGAAGATCCATTTGGTTTTAAAGGCAGCAAAGGCGATGTTGGTGCGCAATTTCATTTAGCTGCAGGATTGCTCAACCCCGGCAGAACAGGAACGTTTTCCGAGGGTTTATCGAGGGGCCTTGAAAATATGGCCTCGTACCAAGATACCCAGCGCTCACAGCTCGTACCTATGACTATGGCCCAGTTGAGAACCGTGGATATGCTTGCAACAAAAAAAGCACAGATTGCGCAGAATCAGTTATTAACTGGCAATAAGCAGGGCATGATGGATATTACGCCGGGCGGAGGCATGGGTGCGACAGAGTATGATCCCAATGTGGCTGCACGCTTTGCAGCGATGGGTGATACGCCTTTGGGTCGTATGGGTATGGCGCAACAAAGTGCATTAAAAGCACAATACGACGCTAATGTATCCTCTATGAGCGGATTAGCAAATTCATATGGTAAAGGCGTACAAGCAGCATATCAAATGGAACCGCACATTAGAAACGTAAAAGCTTTTGCGGAAGATCCAAACAACCAACACATTTTGGACTTTGGCAAAGGGGCGGGAATTACTGATTTATTTGCTAAAGCAATTGACGGGCGTGGCAATTTGAGTTCGTCAGACTGGGCCAATGCTATGGCAAAATTAGCTGGTATGGCTAGTGGTGATGATAAGACAAAGTATGGCATCAATACTGAAGATAAGAAAAAGTTGATGAATTATTATTCTGAGTTGGGTGAAATTTACAGAGCCCGGCAGAATGCTGAAGGGGCTTATGGAAAAGAAGGGCCAAACACATCGGTAGAGCGTCAAATGATATCGGCCGGAGCTATGCCTATGCCTTCGGATATGGGTGATGTTGCTGCATCAAAATCGCAGCAGATGTTGCATCATATAAATTATGTGACTGATCTTAACAAACATATATCTGATGCGCGTAGACAAAATCCTGCTATGTCTATGAACGATTTTTTTGCTTCCGTAAAACCGCGTGCAGATAAATATTCAGAAGACATTCAAAATGAAAGCAAACGTTTGAATGAATTGTTAACTAATAAATCTGCTGCAGTAGACACTCAAATGGGTACAGGTAACGTTGGCTCTAGAGTTACCGCAGGCGGAACAAATGTTCCTCATAAGCGACCCAGAGGGGTTGCAACAGCAGATTCTGTGTTAGGTAATGTTCCGGCCGCATCCGTAGAACCTACTGTAGTGCCTCCATTAGGAGCCAAGCCACCGAAAACACGTTTGCGTGCAAGTCAGGTATTTGGCGCATCTCCACAATAAAGGTCAAATATGCACATCGATGCCAATGGTAATGAAGCGTATGACTTAGATGACAATCAATATAAGATTGCGAGCGATTATTTAGACAAAGCTGATGAATATGGTTTGTCTGATGAAATGAAACATTTAGGTCATGGGTTGTTGTGGACCGAAAATAAATTTGGTACTGGTGCTACACCTATGGAAGGAAGTCGGGCAAGCGGCCCTGCGCAGATGCAGCCTGCCACATTTGCATCGGTAGTAAATCAGCATCCAGAAGCGTTCCCAGATCCTATGCAAGCGCGTCTTAACGATACTGATCATAATCTCACTGCATTTGTTTTGCATTTACACGATCTGGATAAAAAACATAATGGTGATCCGTGGAAAATTGTTACTGAATACAAGCACGGTGATAACGCAGAGTCGCGTCCATTTTTAAATCAAAATGGCATGCTGGATGTTACAAAAGCTCCGGCAGATGTTCAGGATTATTTTCAAGATGTAAACCGTGTTTATCCTATGCCACTGGATCGCATTCAGCAAAAAGAAAGTCCAGTATGGAATGAGCGCAAACAAACATATCGCATGCCAGCTTATGAAGGCGGGGAAGATTATATGTCTAACCCGTATTCAACCAAGTATGAAGAGAGCGGCGATCCAGAATTGCCGAGCACAACACCTGCGGCACCGCGACCGGAAAGGCAAGAACAAAGTGTGTCTGATTTAGGTGCAAATTTATTAGGTGGTGCAGCCGCAGCCGGTACGGCTATGGGCGCAGGAATGGGCATAAAAACCCAGATGGAAAAAGCCGCACAAGCTAAGTTTCAAAACGAACTTGATGCAATGCAAAAAACGCATACACAAAATCAATACGATTTAAACTATGCGCAAGAAATGCACAATCAACAAGAAGCGCAGCGACTGCAAGAAATGAATGATCTTAAAGTCAATAATGCACAACGTTTAAATAACGCTCAAACGGTTTCTGCAGACGCACAGAAAGCTGCAAAATTAGCACATGATGAATATCTCAGACCATATGAAGAAGAAGCAATTAATGCTGGTTATCTTGAGCCTAGTAAACGTATAACTGCACCGTTGCAAGTTGCTGTCCCAGACGAAGGGTTGACACAAGGTTTTGCAAATGAAGGGTCATTACGTCAGATCTCACATAACGAGAATACGGCACGTATGGCTGCAGCAAAAGAAGTTGGTATGGGTGCAGGGACTGAAGCAGCCGCTGCACGCAAAGAAGCGTTTCCGTCGCTTGCCGCAGGACTAGAACCAAGTAGTTCATCAGTAGATCGCCCAACCTTATACAAACCTACCGATTTAGCAAATGAAGATAAAGTACAAAAAGCAAAAGTAGTTAATGATTACCTTGGCGCTAAAGCAAAAGCAAAAGCGGATCAGGAAAAATTACTAGGTCGAGTTACAGGCGATGACAGCGTAGTGAATAGAACTAAATTGGCCAACACGGTAGATCAAACTAATTTAGAAACGCAGCATGCGCAGGAACGATTGCGCGGACAGTCAGCTATAGATGCTGCTAAAGAGCGGGCAAAAGCATCAGCAGAACGTTTAAAAGCAGGTGTTACACCGCAAGTAAAACAAGCGGCTCCATCTTTTGTGGGAACTGCAGCTAATGCATTAGGCAAAGCAAACCAATATGTGCATGACACAGTTGGCATGATACCGGGTGCAAAAGGTGTTTTAAAAGCAGCAGGAAAACTTTCACCGTTTATGATTGGTGAAAATTATGCGCTGGGGGAAGAAGGCAGGAAAAATAGAGACTATACGCAAATGGCTCTGGGTTATGGCGGGGCAGCTGCAAACGCAGCAGAGCTTGCTGCTATGGGGATAGGAGCAGCAGGGTTATCAGCAGCAGCTGCACCGGTGGAGGCTACAGCAGCAACGGTTGGTGGTCTTGCAGGCTTAGGAGGTCTTGCATACGAATATGGACCGCAATTAGTGCGTGGAGCGCGTGATCATTTGAGCAGAATGTTCCATTAAAATGTCACCAAACCAATTCAAGATACGATTAAATCTGGGTTAGATACAATACGTACTAACCGTTAGGTCCCTTGCGCCGTGTCGCTCCTCTGATACGGTGTTTACCCCCGGTATATCCGGGGGTCTTTTTAATTATGGCCAGATCTGTGTACATTGATCTCTGTTTTGCACATATTGCAAACAATCACGCATAAATTCTTCACGGCGCGGGTCAACAGCTGGCGCAGGAAGAATTGGATGCGTAGGAATTTGCGATTCAATATATGTGGGGGTTGATGAATAATCATGCAAGACCAGTTGATGGCCGCACATAAACCACATAATTACCATGCCAAAAAGAATGTACAGGATCTTCATATCAATACGCCTCGCATAACACAGAAACAGGTACGAGGGTTTTGCCGCCTGTATCAATCTTAACTGATACATATTGCACGTTAGGTTTTAGTCGCGCATACAAACATTGTTTAGATGCCTGTACAAGTTCGTTGTTGTCCATCGCCACAGGCCCATCATAACCTTTCAATTTATAAACAGGCTCAGGCGCAGGGCTAATCTTTACGGGTTGTGGTTGAGTCGCTGCAGAGCAGCCTTCTAAGAGGCATGCCAGTAACAATAGTTTTCACATGTTTTCACCTTTTAAAATCTATCACTTGAGATACAAGAATTCGCTTTTCAGATTGATTAGCACGTTTTGCTTTTACTAAATATTGTTCGATCTTGTTGGCAAATTCGACAATATCAATTTCTGTTGGGTAAATACCATCAGGATTCTTGTTGTTGCATTGCATAAACAATCTAACAATTTCATCTTCGGTCATGGAATTAATCCCGGTATGTAGTTGTTTTTGGTCTGCCAAAATTCAAGCAAAGAGGTAAAGCAATCCCAACCTTTGTCGAGCTCCTGAAGTTCCCAAACACAAACATGGACTAGTCCCGGTTTTGAACGTGATACAAAAATATTAGATGCTTCGGCATCAGGAATGTCTAAACCAACCCGGTAAGCTGCGAGCTGCCAAAGATGCTCGTCATATCCCTGAACCTTAGTAACATCATCAAAATCTTTGGTTTTAATATCAACAACCAATCCATTTGGAAAATCTTTACAAGGTTTAACGTGCAAGTCTACCCTGCCACCAAATCCACGAGGATGACCAAACGCTTCTTCTGGAACCCATACTTGTTCGCCGTAAAGATCAAATAATTTTTTTACAACGCCATCGACAAATGGAATAAATTCAGCGGCAACAGTTCGACCCATAAACCAGTCTTCAACGGCGTTATGAATTTGCGTTCCTCTTTCAGCGGCTTGTAAACCTTGCTGCTTTGAATCTTCTTTGATGCGCTTGAGATAAGATTCATCCGACTCGTCTTCACGCTTAGGCAGCGTCAACGCGGCAAGGATGGCCATATCGATCATCCAATTTACCAATGCCGGTTTTGCCGCCAAATTTAAAATTCCGGTTACTGATGGCAGCAGGCCAAGCTTACGAGCATCCTTGAGGTTTGTATTGCGTTCAGCGCCATTACTACCTTTGATTGTATAGGCAGGCTCACCTTTTTTCGTATACCAGTGGCCTGAATCTTGTTTGCTGCGTTCTGAAACTATCATAATGGCCCCCTTAAAATGGAATGTCGTCGTCTTCGGCAATTGGTTCATCGGGTGTGGAAAATCCACCATCTGATTCAGGATTGCCGATTGCAGTCCATTCTGGTGTGCCTTTAATCTTGTCTTGCAACTTTTCGCTCAAAGTCGCAAATACAGTCATGTCAGGATCTTCAAGATCAAATATTGACGTTGAATTGTATCCATTAGGCAGGCTTTTCTTCATTGCATCGGGTACTTTCATTACGCCAGAAATGTTTGCATAAGTTTTCTGGTCGCGTTCGTCATGCACAATAGAAATCATTGCCCAGACGCCCAATACATTATTTAAATTAAAACCTTTCACTTCTTCCGGCGTAAACTTGCGCGAGCGCCACGACTCAAGATCTTTGCGGAGGTTTGCTTTCTCGCCCAAGCTCAA